AAAGAGCCCGATACCACCGAGAACGGCGGAGCACCTAACGTGCTCGACGTCATCGACGCGTTCGCGCTCGACTTCAACCTCGGCAACGCGATCCGCTTTGTGCTTGAGAAGGACGACGGCGACGCGCTGCAGAATTTGCGCGAGGCTCACATCTACCTCGAACGCGCGATCGCTCGCCTGGAGGCTAGTAGCAGGTGACCCCTAAGGCCTACGCAGGCCATCGTCATGGCCACCTCTCACCGGCGGACGCCATGACGATGCAACCAATCGAGACGCGCTATGCGGGTTACCGATTTCGCTCCAGGCTTGAGGCGAGATGGGCCGTATTCCTGGACGCCATGCGGTGGCCATGGACTTACGAGGCGGAGGGTTTGAGCTCGGCAGCGCCGGCCGCTACCTGCCGGATTTCCGGATCAATGGGCAGGCGTTCCTCGAGGCCAAGCCGACACCTAACGCGGTATACGAAGAGGATCGCGAGCGGTACTTCGCTCTCTACCACTACACTGGCGACCCGGTGTGGTTGGTGATCGGAACGCCTGGCGAACACACAATCGTGGTGACCGGCCTTCCCGACATATCCGGATCCCAGGGCCAATGGGCTGAATGCCGTTGGTGCGGCGCACCGGCAGTCCTCGCGTTGGCGGACCATACGGTCTGGTCGACGGCGTGCGCACTCGAGTGTCAGACGAGCGAGATCGAATACCTGCTCCACGAATTGCGCGTCGCGGGCGGCTTCGTGGACGGAGATCCTCTTGTCAAACTCGCCGAGCGGCTTCGTTCGGCCACACTCACCCCGATCGTACCGGCTGCCAGGATCGACGCGGCGATTTCCGCCGCGCGCGGAGCCCGCTTCGAATTCGGCGAATCCGGCGCGGGAGGCGGCTGATGGCCCGGATCCGTTACGTCAAGCCAGAGTTCTGGTCGGACGAAAAGATGGCTCCGATGCGCCCACTGGAGCGGCTCGTGTTTCTCGGGCTGATCTGTATGGCGGATGACAAGGGCCGCCTCGTCGACAACTGGAAGACGATTGACGGGCTGTTGTTTCCGGAGACGGACGATTCCGCGCGAGAGTCTCTTGAGGTCCTCGCGAATGCGGGGCGGATCATTCGCTACACCTCGGCGAGCGGACAGAAGCTCATTCAGCTCGCCAACTGGAAACGTCACCAGAAGGTCAGCAACCCCTCTAAGTACAACCTGCCCGCGCCGTTAGGCGAGATTGACGAGGACGTATCGGACGACGCTCCGGACGATCGCACGAGCCTCAACGGAGAGTCTCATGCAAGCCTCTCGCGATCCTCCGGAGACTCTCGGTTACCGATCATCGATCATCGACCATCGACCATCGACCATCGGTCATCGAAAAGCGCGGGGGCCGCGCCCCCGCACCCCCAGTCGCCTTTGGCGGTCGCGGGACCGATTCGCGAACTGCTCGATCGCTGCTACCCCGCGACCGACACCCAGCGCCGCCGGCAAGTCGAACGGCAAATGCGCGCGACGTTGACGTCGAAGGGCTGCCGTCTCGAGGGCAGCGAGTACGTGCGCGCATACGATCAGACACAGCTGCAGGACGCCTGCGCATACGTCCTGAAACTCCGCCTCCGGGAACCCGACGCCGCCATTCGTCTCGTCCTGCTTCGCCTGCGCGACACGTATCTCGAGTGGCGATCGAGCGCCGAGAAGGGCGACCCGCTCGCGGCCGACGTAAAAGCAGGAACCGGCGCCGTGCCAGCGCCCCTCGCTTACGCGCAGCAGCTCGAATGCGCGCGCGAATGGGCGGCTGAACGGCCCGAACTCGCGGCGGAGATCGAGCAACTGGCAACCGAGCGCCTCGGCGATCGCGCCACGAACGGCCGCGAGCTGCAGCGCTCGATCGACGACGAGACGATCGCGCGGTGGCGCGACGCCGGATTCCCGATTCATGCGGCAGCCCATGGGGCGGCCGATCCTGGAGGCACCTCATGACTGCAACGACCGTCACCATTGCCGGCAACGACTGCACGCTCGACGGGGCGATCGAAGACGTCACCATCGAGCGCGTGCTCGAGCTCACGGTCAACAGCGCGATCGTCGGCGCGTCGCACGATCAGCTCGTCGGCACCATCGCCGCGCTGCGCATGATCCTTGTGCAGCTCCTGGCGCCCCACCCGCCTAACGCACTCAAGCGGCCGCTGATCACGTGCCCGTCGTGCAACGGCGCGAAGACGGTCGCGTTCGAGCGCGGGCCCTGCGAGGCCTGCGCCGGATCCGGTGAAGTCGAAGCGCCACCGTCGCCGACATCCCGCGCGCTGGCGACGCGGGTGCTGCACGCCGTCGTGCATCACCGGGTCGCGGTCCAAGACCGAATCAAGTACCTGGTCGAATGGAAGCTCGCGACGCCCGAGCGCGAGAGCGAGACGATCAACGGCCAGCGAAGAGCTGAAGCGCGGCTGATCAAAGCGATTCGCGATTGCGCACGTCCGGAGCTCGAGGACCTGCTGCGCACCGAGCTGGAGTCGCTGCTGTGAAGTTCGCGCCGAAGAACAACGACCGCACGCGCACCGAGCTCCAGTGGGCGTTCTGCGCTGCCATCCGGCGGGCGGCGATCAGCTGGAAACACGCCGGGCGCGACGCGGCTGACGAGTGGGCCGAGTTCTACGCGTTCGTCCTGGAGGCCGCGCCATGACACCGAGAGAGCGACTGGAGTGGCTCGAGAGTCAGTTCAGGCAGCAGCTCGCCGCATGCGCGCCCGATCAGCGCGAGCTGTGGAATCGGCATATCGAAGCCGTACGCGCCGGCATCGACGCGCTCAAGTTCCGAACCGACGCGGTGCGTTGGCGCTCGCTGCTCGAGAGTCAGCGGATCCGCGTCATCGGCACTGCGAAGCTCGGCACGCCCGAGGGGCACATCACGCTCGACTTCTGGGGCCGGCACCCCGACGTCGATGCCGACGTGCAGGCGAGCGCCGTTAGGCGACTGATCGAGTACGTGGACGGCTTGCGATGATGACGGGTCTACAGGCCGGCCAGCGGCTCGACGGTTCTCGAGACTACTCGATCGACACGTATCCGGCGCGAGTTGCCGCGTACCGACGCGAATTGTTTCCGCCGCTCACGGCCGAGGAGGAAGCCGCAAAGGCAACACGCCTCGGCCGAGCGCCGCGAATCGTTCGGTGCGGCGGTTCCAAGTACCCCAGCACAGGGTGCGGCCGATCCGTCTGGGCGGCGGTGCCGTGTCCGTGGTGTGTGACATGATGCTCGACTGGGATAGCATGTCGCCGCAGCAGAAGATCGCGGAGATCGAGCGACGCAATCGGAATCGCGCTCGTGGCCTGCCACTCGACACGCCCGAGCCCGAGCCGGAGCTCACGCGCGAGCAGCACACCGAGCGCGAGCGCCTCGAGAGCGCGCATTGGCAAGAGGAGCAGCGCGAATGCCGCAAGGTCTTCGTCGGGATCGGCTGCATCGCGTACTGGCTCTCCCAATCGCGGAAGACCAAACAGACGCCGGGCCTCGGCGATCTCTGGGTCTTCGCGCCCGAGGGATGGCAGCTCGCCTGGTGGTGGGAAACGAAAAGCGGTGAGGGCAAGCTGACGGAGTCGCAGGAGCGATTCGCCGCGTTATGCAGATCCCGGATGGTGTTGCACGGATCCGGCGATCGGCGAGCAGCTCGCCAATTCGTGATCCGACTCGGCCTCGCGTACGAGATCGACGGCCAACTCGAAATCACCCGGAGGGCAACGTGAGCGACATCGATCGATTCAAGCCGGTCCCTGGATTCGCGATGCCTCCGCGCGATGTCCTGCAACAGATCGCGGCGCATGAGCAGTTCCCGTTACCGGATCTCGTGCGTGAGGATGACTGGCTGTTCTTCGAAAGCCCGGACGTTGGTGATCCGTCCTGTGTGTGCTCACGCTGCAGCAAGCCGATCACGAAGGGCATTCCGGTCCGGGTGTTCGTGAACGAGGGCGCAGACGGCGAATACCGATACCACGGCGCATGCGTGGGACTGCCATCGCTTGATAGCGTCGACGCGGCCGAGTTCATCCCCGGCGAAGAGCGTGACTTCGGAGACGAGCCGTGAAGCGGCGCACGCGAGGCCTCGTTCGTGTGCTCTCGTCATGCGCGCGCTGCGGCAACGGCTGCGGGATTTATCCGTTTCGCGTCGACCATGGGCTTGTCGGCCACGAGCTGTCGGTCTGCCATCGATGCGATGCGCTGCCGAACGACGAGCCCACGTCGCTTGAGCGGTTCGCCATGGGACTGGACCCGGCGAATCCGATCGACGTGCTCGAATTCGTCGAGAAGTTCGTCGCGGATCCGGCCCGGGTACGCCGAAGCGCCGCGCACTTCCTCGGTCAGTCGCGCTATGACGAGCTGCTCCCGGAATGCCGCGAGTTCATCGAGCGCGGCCGCGCTCGGCGTGAGGAGATGCGGCGCACCTCGTTCGTACCCACGCTCGACGACGACCCAGACGCTGACGACGACGATGACAGCGACTGGGACGTCGATTACTAAGTCCCATCGCGTTTCCACATTCCCACACGGAGGTCACCATTGCCAGCCTAACGCAGGAGGTCGACATGTTTGCCGAGCGTGTCATTCGCGCCCTCTTCGGCCCACTGTTCGACGCGCTCGCCCGCGAAATCCGCGGTGACGTCAGCGACGCCGAATCCCGCCTGACAAAAAGGATCAACACTATGGACGTCTTACTCCAGGAAGCACTCGATCGACTCACTTCGATTGTCGGCGCCGAGGGCACCCGAGTGATCGGTGCCGTTGGGAAGGAAACCGGCGAGATCAAGACTGCGCTCAAAGGTGTCGCGAAGCAGATTCGCGACGGGCTCAATCCGGCTGCAGCGGCGGCCGCGATTGATCGAGCTGCCGACAGTGTCGGTGCACTCGGTGATCAGCTCGTGACCGGCATCGACGCATTGAGCGACACGATCACGGTCGAGAACGCGGAGCCAGACGCAGAGGAGCCGCCGGCCGGCGGAGGCACCGGCGAACCGGCGTAACATTCGGTGTAACACGTACCACGCCGGGGCTCGTCAGGCACGAGCTCCGACGTCGTGGCACTACTAAGGCTACCGGAACCGCGCGGGAGGCAGTCTCTTTGCTGGAACCCTTCCATCCAGTCTATGACCGATGCCACTGCGCCCACTCTGCCGAGCAGGAAGTGTTTCGTCATTACGCCGATCGGCCCGAACGACTCTGCGATTCGCCGCGCCACCGACGGTCTCGTCGCCACCGTCATCAGACCTGCACTAGCAGGCCGTTTTGATGTCTTCGTGGCTCATGAGATCGCCGCTCCCGGGTCCATTACGAACCAAGTCATTCAACACCTGCTCGACGACGAACTGGTGATCGCGAATCTCACTGGCCTGAATCCCAACGTCATGTACGAACTCGCGGTTCGCCATGCAACACGAAAGCCGGTTGTGGTCGTTGCTGAAGACGGCACAGGCCTACCGTTCGATGTTGTCACAGAGCGAACTCTCTTCTACGTCAATGACATGGCCGGAGTGCGTGACCTCGTTCCGCGGCTTCAGCGCACAGTCGACGAGGCAGTTGCTGATACGAAGCCGGACAACCCGATCTATCGCGTCCGAGAAGCACAGGTGATGCGCGAAGTTGCCCGCGGCGATACCGAACGCTACCTCGTCGACCAGGTCTCCAATCTCGAAGAGCTTATGGGCCAGGTTGTTCGGAGGTTGGACAGGAGCACGTCGCCGACCAACCTAGGGGTCCCCGGATTCGCCTACCGAGTGCAAGGAGGCTTCACCAAATCCGACGCTGAGAATCTGCAGTTGGGCATTATGCGTGCTTATGGCGAAATCCTTGAAGACATCTTTGCTGAGAGAGGAGAGAGAGGATCGAACAAAAAGTTCTCCGACGTTGTGGTCTTATCGCGGCGACGGATTCTCCTCTCCGAACTCCTCGGCATAGCTCGCAAGGCAAGCCCTGCGGTAAGCACGGTTCACGGCCCCAATGGCGAGATGCTTATAAACGACGGTTCGGTCGCGCCGGAGAACGCACCGACGTCATCGGATTCCGATAGCCGAAATGACACTTGAGCGCTTCGTGTTCTCGGCCGGGCCCTAGTTCCTTGTCGATCGATTCAACCTTCACCGGGTTCTTTCTGCGCGATGGTCGTCGCGGTGGCTTCTGCTGGGATGAGAAGCCGCGGTGCGTCAACGTGTTTGGTGGCGAACCGCATCGCCTGAAGACGAAGGGCCCAGTGATCGCCGATCTCATCACGCGTTGCGAGCACCGGCCGGCGTCGAAGCAAGGCGAGTGCGGCGCGCGTCTGTACGTCGCGCTCCTCACGTTCGGCGGCAGTGCAAAGGCACAAGGCCGCGGCGAGCGGCTCTGGCTCGTCGTCGAGGTCACCGCGCCGCAGATCCAGCGCATCAGCACCGAGCCGATGATCCTCCTCGAGAAGCTTTCGCTCCTCAACTGCGTGCTGCCTGGCGTGGCGTCCGATGTGTTAGGCGGCGTCGACGAGATCGCGGCCGGAGGCCTGGGCACCTAGTGGCGAGGCAGCGCGGGATGCGAGGGCAACGGGCAGAACCGAAGCATTGTATCTGCGAGAGCGGTGACGTGACGCATCCGGAGCACACGAAGCCGCGGCGCAGCGCCGGCGCGCACCTCAACCCGTCGTGCCCGCACTCGACGCTACGCCAGACGACGAGTGGTGGTCGACTGCCGAAGATCAGACGCATTCCAGGCACGCGCGGCGTGACGCTCGTCGATGAATGAACCGGCCGCGGTCCCCGGGGTGCATCTCGTCGTTCACCCGACATACGTCCCGGATAGTTTCCAGGGCAAGCTCGAGCCTAACGACTTCTGTCGCGCGTGGAATTCAAAGCGGCTGAAGTACTGCCGGTCGCGCGCCGGCTGGGGCACGACGCACGTTGGTTCCGGACGGTGCCGAATCCACGACGGCGGCGGTGACGACCGCGTCAAGCACGGGCTGCATCGCCGCTATCAGTTCAAGACGCAGAAGCGGACGGCGGGACTCGAGCACCAGTCGGCCGACCCGACACCGCTCGATCTTTCGGCCGAGCTCGCGCTCGCGCGCACGCTGCTGCAGGAGTGGCTCGAGAAGAAAGACACGGATCCGGCGGACGGCATGAAGCTCGTCTCGGAAGTCACGCGCATCGTCGAGCGCATCGAAGGGATCAACGCGAAGAACTACATCACGTACGCCCAGCTCAAGCGGTTCCTGTTCATGGCGCGCCAGGGCATCGAGCTGCTCGTGCCTGACGAGGAGTTGCGGAAGAAGATCTTCGAGTACTTCGTCGGGCTCCGTGTCCCCTACTAAGCCGGCGTCGTTCGAGTGGTCGTACGATGGCGGTGTGCTCGATGCGCCGCTGCTCGCGCCGAGCGACCCCTGGGCCCAAGCGCTCGCCGAAGTCTTCGGTGACACGTCGCCGGCACTCGACCCGATCGATCTCGAGAACGGAGTACTCGAGCCCGCGCCACGCATGCCGCTGCGCCAGTTCGTCGAGCAGGCATGGCCGATCCTCGAGCCCGAGTCGATGTTCATTCCGAACTGGCACATCGACGTCATCTGCGCGCACCTCGAGGCGGTGATCGACGGCCGGATCCGGCGGCTCGTGATCAACATTCCCCCAGGCTTCATGAAGTCGTTGCTCGTCTGCGTCTTCTGGCCGGCGTGGGTGTGGACGTTCCGACCTGGGTGGCGCGGGATCTTCTCGAGCTACGCCGGCGATCTCGCGATTCGGGACTCCGTGAAGTGCCGCACGTTGATCGAGAGCGAGTGGTATCGCGGCACGTTCGCGCCGACGTGGCAGCTGTCGAGCGATCAGAACGTGAAGAGCTACTTCCAGAATACGCGCATGGGGTTCCGGCTCTCGCTCTCCGTCGGCGGCAAGGGCACCGGGTTCCGTGGCCACTGCGTCATCGTCGACGATCCGCTCAACGTGCGCGACGGCTTCAGCGATCCCGCGCTCGACGAGGCAGTGCGTTGGTGGGACAAGACCATGTCGACGCGCCAGAGCGACCCGCGCGTGGGCGCGCGCATCATCGTGATGCAGCGGCTGCACGAGAAGGATCTGAGCGGCCACGTGCTTCGTCGTGGCGGCTACGAGCATCTTTGCATCCCGATGGAGTTCGAGTCGAAGCGACGCGGGGCGACGGTGATCGGCTGGCAGGATCCACGTGTGGAGGAAGGTGAGCTCGCATTCCCCGAGCTGTTCCCCGCCGACGTCGTCGAGGAGCTGAAGACCGATCTCGGCTCTGATGGCGCGGCCGGCCAGCTGCAGCAGCGACCGACCGCGGCCGAAGGCGGCATCTTCAAACGCACCTGGTGGAAGTGGTACTCGCAGATTCCGCCGGTCTTCTACGAGCTCGCGTTCTCGCTCGACTGCAGTTTCAAAGACACCGACGGCACCGACTACGTTTGCGGTGGCGTGTGGGGTCGGATCCAGGCCGATCTCTACCTGCTCGACTTCCTGCGCGCACGCCTCGATTTCGTGTCGACGCTGGCGTTCCTGCGCGAGATCCACAAGAAGTGGCCTAACGTCTTCGCCAAGTTCGTCGAAGATAAGGCGAATGGCACAGCCGTCATCAACACGCTCAAGCGTGAGATCCCGGGGCTGATCGCGATCGAGCCGGACGGCGGCAAGGTGGTGCGTGCTCGAGCGGCCTCACCGATCGTCGAGGCGGGCAATGTGTGGCTCCCGGATCCGGCGCACGCGGCGCGCATCGCGCGCGAGTGGCTGACGATCGCCGAGCGCCCCGGCTCGTGGCTGCCGGCGAAGTACGTCCGCGGCAAGCCGACGCATAACGACTACCTCGGCGCGATGGTCGAGTGGACGAGCGAGTACGTCGAGGAGCACGCGGTGTTCGACGCCGGCGTCTTCGATGACCAGGTCGACATGACGACGCAGGTGATCAACCGGCTGTACAAGAAGCAAGGGACGAAGAAGGCCGAGCGTCCGACGTCGCGGAGCTCGGCGGCGAGTGCGATAGCGGAGATGGGGTAGGGCGGTTAGAACGCGGGCGTGGGGTTTTTGTCTAGCCCTTCTTGCAGCACCCGATCGAGCTCTCGCAGTTCGGACGCTTTGATCACGAGCCCGAGGTTGTTGGGAATTTTGCTGAACGCGCGAACCCCTTGTGCCGTTGGAATCGTGACGATCTTAACCTCGCCCTCGGCAGTGTGAGATGGTCCCGCATACATCACACCGAGCAGCTTCGCGGTAGGCTTCCCGATCTGCATGAGCGTTCGGGAAGCGTAGGCGCCTTGGTTAAACAGCAGCACCGGAGAGCCGCTTGACCCCGGAAAGCACGCTGCGTCGATCAAGAATTCTCGCTTCCCGTCATAGTCGTGATAGGGATGGGTCGCAGCGACCCCCTTTCGGAAGATCGGCATGTTGTTCGCGGAATCCCAGATGCCGTTTGGGTAGCCAACCATGACGACATCGTCGAGCGCCGTCAGTGCGGCAAGCTCAATCTCTGTCGCGATGTCGTTCAGGCTGAAATGGACGTAATAGACGCGACCACCCCTTCCGGCGATAATCCCGAACGTCTGAGCCAACGGCAGGGCACATAGATCTACGTCCGGATCCGGGTGCTGTACCCACCTCGCTTCAAAATCATCGAGAACAACCCACACAGACTTGCCAGATGGCTCGATAGAGTCGTCGGGAGCCGCGGGATTTGCCGCGAGGTGCAGATACAGACGTCCGGTCGCTGCGTCTTCAACCACATGCTTGTTCGTGACGATGGCGGGGACGTGAAGTGGCAGATCGCGAGTCGCAAACGCGAAAAAGAATCCGGTTCCCGTCGATGTGTCGCCATTTTTCAGTGTGCATTCAATTCGGACGGTCGCGTAACCGAGCTGCTCAACGGCGGTGAAGGACTTGGGCATTTGGACGGAAGTTAGGGTTCCGAGGGCGACGGCGGAGATCTGGCTGCACGCGAGCGAACTGTCGAGACTTGCGCGATCGCCGGGCTGGGCATTAGTCATTCCCGCACAACCGAGCCCGCTGGCAGATGCCGAGCGCCCCGAAACCCGCGATGTTCCTGACTCGCGACTGGTGACGGGGCGTCGTCGTTAACACCGGCGACTCACCCCGATCGCTGTCACCACTGACGGCCCTGCGCTCCCTCGAGGAGCTCGGGGCCGTCTCACATCCCGGACCCTGGCCACCGACACCGCGAAGCTCCCTGCACCGATCGCCGCCACAGGCACGACTACCATCCGCCGGGAGGTCGTCGGTGACGAGTACGTCACCGCGCTGCAGGACGTCGGACAGCGGATGCGGGTGTACACGCGCATGCGACGCGGTGATGGCGCGGTCAACACGTCGCTGCTCGCGATCGAGAAGCCGATTCTCGGCGCGCGCTGGGACGTCGCCGGCGATGACGACCTCGCGCAGGCCTGCCGCGATGAGCTCTTCTCGAGCGATCGCGCGCAGCCATGGGATCCACCGATCCTCGAGCAAGCCGTCGAGCATCTGCTCGGGATGTTTCAATACGGCTTCGCCGCGTGTGAGCCCATCTGGGAGATCGGCGACGACGGCAACGTCCATTGCACGCGGATCACCCGGATCCGGCAGGAGAGCGTCCGCACGATTCGCCTCGACACGCGCGAGCAGCCCGAGGTCCTGATTCAATACACGAATCAGCTCGATGGCGGATGGCGTGAGATCGAGGTGCCCATAAACCAGCTGATGCTGGCGGTGCACGCACGCGAGGGCGCGGACTATACCGGCGTCGCGCTCATCCGGAGCTCGTACCGGGCGTTCCTCGAGCGTGACACGATTCGCAAGACGCGGCTCTGGCACCACGATCGATTCGGCGCTGGAACACCGACAGCCGAGTACCCGGAGAACGCCGGGGACGACGCGAAGCGCGACGTCGATGAAGCGCTCGAGAACTGGCGAAGTGGCACGAAGACGTTCATCGCAGTGCCGTTCGGGACAAAGCTCGACGTCAAGGGCGGGCAGTCGATGACGGGGACCGGCCCGGTCGAGGAGCTCGCGTCGCTGGCCGCGGAGATCGCAAAGAACACGCTCTCGCAGCTCACCGAGTTCGGAACGTCCGGCAACACGGGTAACCGTTCGTTAGGCACTTCCTTCGCCGAGCTGCTCCGCCAAGCGCTGCAGGGCTATGCCGAGCGGGTTGCGCAGATCATCCGACGCAAGCTGCTGATGCCGTTCGTGCGGTGGAACTTCGGCGAGACCGTCGACGTGCCGGAGCTCACCGTGCGCGTGTCGCTCGCCGGCGTGACCGAGCTGCTCAGCGCGATCACCATGGCAACGGCTGCCGGTCTCACGCTCGAACCGGAAGACATTGCGGCAATCCGCGACGAGCTGGAGCTCCCGGAGATCGAGCTCGAGGAACTCACGAGGCGCATCGAGCAGCGTCGCCTCGACGCCCAGAAGACGAAGACGGCGATCGATGCGAAGACGGATCCCAAAACCGATCCGAAGTCTGATCCGACGAAGGAGCCGAAACAGCTCGACGATCCTCCGCCGGCGCCGATGCTCGCGCCCGATTACCTCGGTCGCTTCCGCCCGGCGAAGATCGTCGGTCTCGAGGAAAAGTTCGTGAAGCCGCGGCTGCTCGGTGATCAGCTCGATCGAGAAGCGACGCGCGCGACGGCCGACGTGCACGACGTGCTCCGCGACATCGATCGCGATCTCGCCGCCCAGGTGCGCGGGTTCGCCGAGCAGGGCGCCGACGTGCTTACCGCGAAGGTTGCCAAGCTCGCGGTACCGAACGCGCTCCGGATCCGGCTGCGTCGCGCGATGGATACCGCGGCCGAGCGCGCGCGCAATGTCGGCGCCGAGAGCGTCCGCGAGGAGCTGCAGCGTCAGGGCCTCGAGCGCGCGGCCGAGAAGACACTCGCCGAGCGACTGCGTCGCCTCTTCGCCGATCGCGAATTCTTCGGCGGGTTCCGTCGCATGATGCGCTCGATGCTCGATCTCTTCGTCGATCGAGAAATCACCGCGCGCGAACAGGGTGCCCAGGACGCCGCACTCGCGGCCGTGACGGATGGCGCGCGCGCTTCGGTACCGGCGGACGCCGCCGCGATCGCTGCCCGGGTGAAGGCGATGCTCGAGGAGCGCTCGGTCTCCGCAGTCGAGAGTCGCGTGACGTCCGTGATCAACGTGTCGTTCGGGCAGGGTCGCTCGGAAACCGGCCAGCTCTTCGGCCAGGAGATCGACACGCAGATCCGGAGCGAAGTACTCGACGGCAATACGTGCGACTGGTGCAGTGAGCACGACGGCGACGAGTTCGACTTCGGCGATCCGAACGCGCCCGAGCTCCCGGATCCGAACTGCGACGGCCAGTGGCGGTGCCGCGGCTTCTGGTTCTACCAACTCAAGACGCCGGCGGGCGCATGATGCCGTTGGAAGTGTACACGTTGCGAATCTATTCGCGCGGCAGCGACGAATCCCCCGCGCCACGCAGCGAGCAGCCGCTCGTGCTCGAGCATTCCGTGCACGCGATCGAGGGCACCGCTGGCGAGTTGTTAGGCAACTACGCGGTCGACCCGAAGTCGCCAACCCTCGCCTGTATCGCGCACACGGGACACGCCGGCGGGATGGGTGGTGCGTTTTGGGCACCCGATGAACGTTCGGCCGCCGTGGTCGTTGGCGTAGAGCTCGAGCTGCCGGCGAAGCCGTTGCATGGGTTCCGCGTGGAATGGGAGCGTCACTCATGACACGCATCGCGTCCCGCTTCCTGTATTCCGCTGTCGTCACGTTAGGTGACGGGCCATCGTGGCAACAGATCCTCCAGGTCGGCGCATGGAAACATCCGCAGTATGGCGATCTCGTGATCACCGCCGCCGATCTCCGCGAGCTAAAAACCAACTTCGACAACCGCGTGCGCTCGTTCGTGTACGCCGACTACGACCACGGCATCGCGAACCCAAAGGGCGACGGCAACGCGATCACGGCGGGTGAGGTCACCGCGCTCGAGCTGCGCAACCACGACGCCGAGCTCTGGGCCCTGTACGAACCGACCGCGCCCGCGCGCCAGAAGATCGAGGCCAAGGAATACCGATTCACGTCGGCCGACTTCGATCCGAACTACGTCAGCAAACGCACCGGGTTGGCTGTGGGCAAGGTGCTCCGCGGCTTCGCTCTCACGAATCGGCCGTTCCTCGAGGGAATGGCGCCCCTGTCGCTCGGCGACGCGCAGGGCGCTCCGATGCTGTTCGCCGAGTACTCCGACGTCCCCACATCTCAGGAGATCCCCATGTCCGTCAAGACCAAGCTGAAGCTCGCGGAAACCGCGACCGACGCCGAGGTCGAGGCGGCGGTGGACAAGCTCATCTCGGACGCCGCGCAGGCGACCACGCTGAGCGAGTCGCACACCGCGGCCACGACTGTCATCGGTACCGTTCGCACCACGCTCAAGCTCGACGAGAAGGCCGACGTCGGCGCTGCCGTGAAGACGCTCGCTGATCGGAACGCCGAGCTCACGAAGAAGGATCGCGAGCGCGAAGCGGATGCCACGCTCGACAAGGCGGTTCGCGAAGGCAAGCTCGCGCCGGCGATGAAACCAACGTTCCGCGCGCAGTTGCTCTCCGACACGCAGGCGGTCGCGGACGCCGCGAAGGAGATCCTCGAGAAGAGCCCGAAGATCATCCCGATCGGGACTCAGAAGGCTGACGGCACGGTCGACAGCTCGCCAACGACCGATCGCGAGAAGCTGCTCGACGAGAAGATCAAAACGATCCGCGCCGAGGAGAAAGGCATCTCGTACGGCGACGCGCTGATCAAGGCCGATCGACTCCTCGACGACGAAGCTGCAGCCCGCCAGAGCTGAGTCGTCCCTCTCCCCTCCCCCGTTTGCTGACCTTCGCCGAAGGATAAATCACCATGCCGAATCCGAAACTGACGAACCCCACGCTCCCCATCGAGGGGTTCGAGAACGAGAGCGTCACAACCCTGACCGAAGGAATGGGCGTCGTCCGTGGGACCGCCGAAGACCAGTGCGACATCGGCGCGGCCGACGACCTGGTGCTTGGTGTCGTCGCGCTCAGCACCGAGACCGCGACCGGCTTGGTCGCTCCCCTCCACATCGGTCACGGCGGGACGTGCTACGTCCGCTCCGGCGCCGCGTTCGCGGTCGATGCGCTGCTGACGATCGACAACGCCGGACGCTGGGTCACCGCCGCCACGGGCGAGAAGGTCCAGGCGCAGGCGAATGGCGCAGCGGCGGCCGCCGACGAGCTCATCGCCGCGACTCGGCTCGACGGGCTCTCGGAAGCTCCGTGATCCGTCGGCTCACCCCTCTCACGCCTAACGGCACCTAACGGAGAACCGCGGCCATGCCTGCTGTCAACAAACTGGTTGTCAACACGCGACTGACGAACGTGTCAGTCGAACTCAAGGGCGGCACCGGCTTTGTCGCCGACACTATCGCCCCCATCCTGCCGGTCACGAAAAAGTCTGGCGACATTCTCGAGGCGGATCAGTCGAACCTGCAGGTCGACCCCGACGGCGACGATCGCATCGGCCAGGGTCAGTATCCGCCGATCCTGAAGGGCGACCTGGACACGACCGCGTACAACACGCAAGAGCGCGCACGTGGCGCGACAGTACACGATGACGAAGTCGACGCCGACACCGCCGAGGACGCGCCGTACGAGGTCAAGGTACGCGCCACCGAGCGTGCCACGATGCGGCTGCTGCGGAACCGCGAAGTCCGTGTGCGGGCGATCGCGCTCGCGGCCGCAACCGGCGCGTCGCCGGCGGTCAAGTGGGACGCGGCGCTCGGCGACCCGGTCGCGGACGTGCGCGTGCAGAAGGTGGCGATGTACAACGCGATCGGGATTGCGCCGAACTACATGGTGATCCCGTGGCTCGTCGTCGAGCACATGAAGGAGAACGCGGCGCTCAAGGACTATTTCAAGGGCGGCGCAACCACGTCGGACCCGGCGCTCGTCGACATCGCGATGCTCCGGAAGATCTTCGGCATCCCGAACATCTCCGTCGCCGACGCGAGCGTCGTGGCCGGTAACATGGTCGCCGGCCCGAAGACCGGCGCCGCGATCTCGAGCATCTGGTACGACGACGTGCTGCTCTTCTACCGTCCGGAGCGGCCGACGCGGTGGGAGCCGGCGTTCATGTACACGTACGCGTGGAACACTGCTTTCCGCGGCGCCGCGCGGAACGAACGCGGGCAGTACGTGACCGAGACCTACGACAAGCGTGGCCGCACGTTGTACATCGACGCGCGCACGTACGTCGACGAGCGCTCCCTCGTCGCCACGGCGGCCCGCAAGCTCACGAACGTCCTCTCCATCTAACCGTCGGACTAATCGGGGGAGTACGCCGGATCCGGTCGCGCTCCCCCGATGTCATCTCCCGAGGGCACTCCCCATGAAGCTCATCGCAGACACGGTGCTGACGCACCGCAGCAAGACCGGCCAGTCGTACCTCGTCGAGGTCGGGAAAGAGTTCGAGATCGACGACGCTTCCGGCCAGACGCTCATCGACGCCGGCGAGGCGCACGAACCCGCCAAGCGCCGAGCCGGCGCCGGCGATCCTGTTCGAAACCTGAGCCCGACCGAGTTCGCCGCGCGCTTCGTCGAGCAGCCAGCCGAGAAGATCATCGCTGCCATCGGCGAGATCGAAGACCCCGACCTCCTTCGCATCATCGGGGAAACCGAGGCGGCCGGGAAGAACCGCTCCACCGTGCTCGCCGCGGTCCTCGAGCGCGGCACGCTGCTCACGACGCCGAAGAAGTAATTCGCGCTCACCCTCAGCTGAGAACCTCCCATCCCATGACTGACACAACGAAACAGCCGACGCTCGTCACCGTCGAAGCGGTGAAATCCGAGCGCGAGTGGGTGCACAAGGGCAAGACCATGCAGCCCGGCGACCGCGCTGAGGTGACGCTCGCGCAGGCCGCGAAGCTCGAGAAGGACGGCGTCGCGAAGTTCGTCATCGCCGGCAGTCCCGTGAAGCCGGTCACGACGTAGCCCAGCGCACTCGTGGCTACGACCTACGCGACGGTTGCCGACGTCGAGAACGAGTTGAAGGCGGTCCTCCCCACCGGGTTCCCGGTTGCACCGGTGGCGGGGGACTCGACGCCGTCGCAGGCGCAGGCCGCGGCGCAGCTCCTCGAGGTGACGACGGGTCTGCGCGTGCGCGTCGTGAACGCGTTAGGCCAGGAGCCGGAAGCCGGGGACGATGCCGCGACGCTCGTCAAGCGCGGCGTCGTCAATCAGATGTGCGCCTGGGCGCTGCGCCGGATCGCGCTCGGCCGATCGGCGACGGATGTCGAGGTCCTCGTGAAGCCGTACGCCGACGCGTACAGGGGCGTGCTCGAGGAGATCAAACTCCTGCCGGACATTTTCAAACGCACGATCGTCGGGACGCACCACGTCGGCAGCACGGCCGCGGAGAACCGCCGCGATCCGATTCTCGGCGATGACGCGCTCTCGCGGACGGATCTCTACTGATGGCGCTCTTCGCGCGCCTCCGGATCCGGATGGACGACGGCGCAGTGCGTGACTTCGCGACGCAGGCCCTCGCGAACATGGACGATCTCCGCCCAGCGCTTCGTGTGGTCGCCCAGAATCTCCGCGGCTTCATGAGGCGCGTGTTCAATACGGAGGGCAAGGTGTTGTTAGGCAAGGTGTGGGAGCCGTTGCGGCCCCGCACTGTCGCCGCCCGCACGGCGCGCACCGGACACTACCGCGAGCAGTCGAACGAGAAGCCCACGCGGCGCATCCTGCACTGGACGCAGGCGCTCCGGCGGTCCGTCATCGAACGCGACGCGGAAGGCCACGTCGAAGCCGTGACCGCGACGTCGCTCACGTTCGGCACCGAGATCGCGTACGCGGCGCCAAATCAGAAGCGTCGCAAGTTCCTCGGCATGACGGACGACTTCGTGAAGACGGACGTCGTCGCGCCGATCGCGCAGTATCTCGTCGGTCGGGATCCACGAACGGCGGCCGGCCAGCGTCGCACGCGGCGAATCGGCAGCACCAGCGGTCCGGTTCGACTCGACGAGGCCGCCGACTGATGATCGCGAACGTGCTCGACGAGATCGCCGCCAGCGCGGTCGCGCAGCTCCCGGGAATGATCACCGAGGTGGCCACCCTCCGCAATGTCGTGCTCGACGCGACGATCAATGTCGTCGACTGGTGGAAGACGGACGCCGAGTTCCTGACCGTGCAGTTCCCCGCCCTCTTCCTCACGTGGGACGGAACGACCACCCGCGTTAGGAGTCCGCTCGGCCGACAGGCGAATCACCGGATTGGACTCGGGTACGCGGTGCGCCTCGCGAACAGCGTCGACATCAAACGGCACCTGACGTACGTGCCGGAAGCAATCCTTGCCTGGCTCGACGACTTCCCGATCACGAGCCGCGGCGCCGGCAAGACGATCATTGCGGTCGCGCCGAAGGAAGACATTGAAATCCAGGTCGATGCCACGCGACTGAAAGACGGCTCGCTCATCTGGGGCGTCGACCTCGGCCCGATCACGGTGACCGCGTCCGACGTCGCCGCACAGCTCCCCACGCGTCCGATCACCCATCCCTAACGCCACTCCCCGGAGAGTCTGCACATGTCCGCGAAAATCGGCCCCTCGCCCGACAACGTCGTCCTCGGCGCCGGCGAGATCTTTATCAACCGCTTCGACAGCGACGGCGTCGAGACGGGCTACTTCCACCTCGGCAACTCCGACGATGTGCGCGCCGTCGTCACGACCGAGGAGCTCATCATGAAGAATGCGATGCGCGCCGCGCGCGGCATCTACAAGCGCGTGATCAAAGAGACAGCGGTCGAGCTCAAGATTCGCAATTTCGAGTTCAACCCGGTGAACATGGCGCTGTTGTACATGGGCGACGTCGCGCAGACGGCGCAGGCCGGCGCCGTGGTCACCAGCGAACCGCTAACGCCCGCGGGCGGGTTGATCAAAGGTCGGTTCTACACGACCGCCCAGCGCGCCATCAGTGCAGTGACGGTCGAGAAGGGCGCCACGCCGCTCGTGGTGGCTGACGACTACGTGATCAAGGATCCAGCCCGTGGGTTCATTCAGATCCTCGAGGATGCCACGCTCGTCGGTCTCGCCGACGGCGACGACCTCACGATCGACTACACCTCGGCCGCGCTCACTGGCGCCACGGCGCTCGACTACATCCGCGCGGCGAACAACCCGCGGATCGAAGCGAAGATCCTGTTCATCTCCGATAACCAAGCCGGCCCGAACTGGGAGTACGAGTTCTGGAACGTCAACCTCAAGCCGGACGGCGAGGTTGCGCTCATTGGCGAGGACTGGGCGAGCTGGAACCTGAGCGGCAGCGCCCAGGATGACTCGGTCGGCGCCCACGGCGGCAGCGCCGACGAGCCGTTCTTCCGCAAGACGTTCCGGTCGTAATGGACCGCCTCACGTTGACCCTGCACGGGGCGGACGGCCGGATCCGGTCGTTCGTCTCCGCGCAGGACACCACGCTCGAGCACGACGTGTGGATGATGCGATACGTCCGCGCGTGTGGCTTGCACCAGGTCACGCTCAACGATCCGGAAGCTGTGCTCGAGCGCGCGCTCGCCTCTGGCCACGTGATGGACCTACTCGCGGGGTCGATCGTCGAATCCGGCGTGCCGTTCAGCGAAGCGGCGATCGCCGAGCGAGTACAGTGGCTCTCGAGTATCACCGACGCCGCGAGCAAGGCGCAGGTTCGCGAGGCACTCGTCGGACTCCTCTTCTCGTTTTTTCTCAGCGGAACCGCGTCATCGACGACTTCCCCGAGCTCTTCCCTCGCGCCGGCGAACCCGCCGAACCGCGACGACGACGCCGGCGAAAGCGCTCCCGCCCCGACGGTTCCGACGCCACAGCGGGAGACGGCATCGATCGAGAGTCACGCAGCGGCTACGAGCTCGGAGAGTGGGGACCGCTCGTCCGCGAGCTCGCCGGCGGCGATCCCGAGCGCGTAGCGAAGGTTCTCACGTGGCGAATCCGCGGCGCGGTCACGGAGCTGCTCGAACGTCGCAGGACCGAAGCGCGGGAGAACTACCGCCTCGAGGTGTTGGCGTGCGCGATGGCCGGCGCTCCGATGCCCGACCCGCCGGAGATCCTCGAGGGAGCGTGATGGCGCATGGCTGAACGCGTCACCATCTCGATCAGCGGCGTCGATGCGGGCGGGAAAGCCCTCATCCGCGACGTCGTCAAAGAGCTGAACGCTGCGACGACGGCCGAAGGCAAGGCGGCCGCCGGCGCCGATCAGCTCGCGACCGCGGGCAGCCGCGCCGCGCGAGATCTTGGCTCAATGCAGGCAACGTTAGGCCGGCTGGTGGCGTTGTTGGGTGCCGCGTCGATTCTCCGCTTCACGAAGGAAGCGATCGACCAGGCAGACGCCATGCGAGATCTCTCGCAGAAGACCGGCGTCAACGTCGCCCAGCTCAGCGTCCTCGATCTCGCGGCCAAGCGCGCCGGCTCGTCGACGGAAGGCCTTACTGGCGGGCTGCGCTTCCTCTCCAAGTCGCTCACGGATGTCCGCGCTGGTGGCGCCGACGCAGTGCAGGCGTTCCGCGCGATCGGGCTCTCGGCACGCGACTTCGACGGGCTCTCGCTCGATCAGTCGGTGAAGAAGATCGCCGACGCGTTCGATGGTTATGCGGACGGCGCAGGCAAGTCTGCGATCGCGCAGAAGATCTTCGGCCGATCGGGGAGTGAGCTGATTCCCTTGCTCCACGATCTCGCCGGCGACGGCCTGGCGAAGGTCACCGCGGAGGCTGAGAAGCTCGGCGCGGTGATGTCGCAGGACGACGTCGACGCGGCCGACGCCTTCAACGATGCGCTGGGCGATGCGAAGCTCGCAGCGTTAGGCTTCGCGCGCGAGTTCGCGACGTCGATTCTGCCGCCGATCACCGACTTCCTGCGCCTGTCGGCGGAGCTCGCGGCCAGCGTGCCAACGGAGTTGAAGGTCTTCATCGGCGTGCTGTTGCTCACGACCGCCGGCGCGCTGGGCACCGCGGCAGCGATCGGCACGTTGAACCTCGCCGTGACAGCACTCGCCGCGAATCCAGTGGTCGCCGCGATCGCGGTGATTGGTGCACTGGTCGGAGGCCTCGCCGCGCTCGCCGCAGCAAAGCGCGTCCAGGAAGAGCAGGAACGACGAGAGCTCGAGGCCCGCGCGGCGAACATCCTTCGCACGCACCAGCTGATCAACGAATTGGGCGCCGAGCGACGCGCGATCGAGAGTGGCGCAATCTCCGGCAAGAAGCTCGAGGATGCCAAGCGTCGACTCAAGACAATCACGGAAGAGCTGATCAAGGTCAGTCCTGAGTTTCGCGCGGCGCTGGAGAAGGAGGGCATTTCCGCCGATAACGCGGTCACCGCGCTCACACGCCTCAACGAGGAGCGCGTAAAGCAACTCGAGTTCGAGGAGCTGGTCACCGCGGTCGAGATCTCGAGTACGCGCAAAGCGCTGAACGAGGCGCAGGAGAAGCTTCAGACCGCGGCGGGGCGGAACATCGACTTCCTGAATTCGAAGGTCGCGCTACTCACGACCCAGCTCGAGCGCGCCACCCAGCGCCAGGGTGAATTGAACGCGGCGATCGCGCGCGCAAAGGGGCTTGAGGCACCGACCGCGCCGACGGAAAAGCCGAAGCCGGACATCGTGCTCCCGGATCCGGCACTGCTGGCGGCACGGTTGACCGCGGAGAAATCGGCACTCGAGAACGAACGCGCCCTATTCGCCGAGCACCAAAAGCTCGAGGAGCAACGCAATGAGCAGGGGTTCGCGCGCGGGCTCGCGGGGCTCAGCGCCTATTTCGCCAAGCGCAAGGCGATCCTCACCGAGAACATCGACAACGAATTCCTCGCGCTGCTCAAGCAAAAGAAGATTCTCGCCGATGCGCCCGTGGCCACGCAGGCGGAGGCGGAAGCCAAGAAGACGGCCCTCGGCGAAATCGACGCGAAGATCGCGCAGCAACGCGTCCGCGAGCAGCAGCAGCTGGAAGCGCTGACCGAGGATGAACGGCAGAAACGCCTTCAGCTCGCACAGCAGATCCTCTCATTCGAAGCCACGATCCTGCAGGCGCGTGGGCGCACGCACGACGCGACGATCGCGCAGATCGACGACCAGGTCAAACGCTACGAGCTCGCACTCCGGCAGCAGGGGACGCTGAGCGAAGAGGCCGTACAGCGGCTCCTCGAGAACGCGCGCCAGGCCCTCACGCCGCGCGCCGATTTCGAACGGGTGCAGCAGGACGCCGAGCGTGTGTTCAGCGAGATCGACATCGCGCGCCAGCGTATCGACAACAAGGTCCGCGCTGGGTTGATCTCGCAGCTCGATGGCGAGAGGGCGGTTGCGGCCGCCGAGCGTGAACGAATTCCGGCGCTGCAAGCGATCGCGGACCGAATGCGCGCCGTCGCGCAAGAGATCGGGGATCCTGCACTTCTCCAAGCGGCCGATGCCCTCAGCGTGCACATCGGATCGTTAGGCCTCGTCACCGACGAGGTCCGCCAGCGGTTCATCAATCTCGGCGCCGACATCCGGCGGTCCCTGCAGGCGGACCTGTCGAACTTCCTGGGCTCGGCGATCAACGATGTCTTCAGCGACGCCGGCAAGCGGAGCGACTTGAAAGCGCTCGAGGAGCAGGCACGCCGCGCACGCCAGGAGCTCGCCGCGCTGGAGTCGGGCGATCTCTCACCGCAGGCCAAGGAGTCGGTCAAGGCGATCCGCACCGAGATCGAGCAGATGGACGAGCAGATCCGGAAATCCCGCGACGACACGGTGACCTGGGGCGATGCCTTCCTCGAGCTCGCGAAGAACGCCGTCGGAAGCGTCCAGCGCATTCTGGGCGAGCTCATCGCGGCCGAGATCATTCAACGCGCGCAGGGATTGTTCGGCCGGAAGGATGCGGCCGTAGAGACAGCCAGCGCGGCGACGGCGCTGAGCGCAGCGGGTGCCACCGTCAGCCTCGGTGCATCACGCACGCAAGGCGCTGCAGCGCAGCTCGGGGGTGCAGGCGCGATCGTCACTCGCTCGGCTGGCGCGATTGGCACGTCCGCCGGCGCGCTCTCCGGAGCCGGCGCGATCCTTCTCCGCGCAGCGACGGCGTTGCAGGCCGCCGCTGCCGCGCTGGCGATTGCGAATGCGACTTCGAATGGGCTCGAGGTCTCCGATTCCGCCATCGATGCGGTGAGACGGTTCATCGGCCGCGGTCACGCGAGCGGCGGCTTGTTACGCGGGCCCGGTACCGGAACGAGCGACAGCATAATCGCGCGGGTCTCCAACCGCGAGTTCATCGTCAACGCGGAAGACACGAGCCATTGGCTGCCGTTCCTCACGGCCATCAATACCGGGAAACTGCGATCGCTCGCGCCGATCCTGGCAGGGCTGAGCACCGGGCTCCGCGTCCCTCGCCTCCGATCGGTTGATCGCGTACCACGCTTCGCTGAGGGTGGGCTCGTCCCATCAACTGCGGATGCGCCGAGACCGACACCATTCGAAGGCCGACTCCACGCGCGGCTCGAGCTCAGCCCGGATCTGGTGCTCCGCGAGCTCCGCACGTCCGAGGCTGTTGCGGTGCTGGCAGAGATCGTTCGCGGCCACCGCAGCCTATTCCGTTCGGTTCTCGAGGGGTAAGCCCTAACGATGCGGACCTTCGCGCTCGGCGCGGTCATGCTCGAGGAAACGTTCGAGGGCTACCGCGATCTCGCGGAACTGCTCGAGTACTGGACCGAAGTCGACCCGGCCAGCATTGCGGTGCTCTCGCTCGAGGACGACGGGTACGCGGCCGGCGGGCAGCGACGCCACCTCGTCATGACGGTCAACAACACGTCCGGTGCGTTAGGCACGGTGAAGCTGAGCTCTCAGGGGCGCGGTGTTGGCACGTGGGCGCCTAACACGGTGCTCACCCAGGTCGCGGCGGATCTCAGCGTGCGCTACAAGGCGGAGCCCGCGCTCGCCGGCTGCGCGCTCGGCGTGCGCGCGTCGACCAACTTCTTCGGCACGTCGATCTTCGCCGATCCGGCGATCTGTGACGGCGAGTGGCACACGGCGACGGGCACGTGGCTCATGCAGGACGACAGCGTCGGCGCCGATGGGTTCCACTTCATCGCGACGAACATTCCGATCGGCGCCGAGGGCGCGATCGCGTTCGACGACTACCGCATCATCCGGCGCGACAACGTCTGGCGGGTGATCGACAACACCTGCCCGGTTGCGTTCATGCGCGCGGACTGGGAGAACGGCATCCGCGAGCGGTTCACGTATCCGACGCAGCTGCACACCGCGCGCGATGGATCCGAGTGGCGCGAGTCGCTGCGCATGATCCCGCAGTGGCGCCTCGACTACGTGACGAAGGCCGGGGACGCGGCCGAGTCGGCGCGCGTCGACGCCTGGCTCTGGCTGAACCAGGGCAAGCGCGTGGCGGTGCCGCGGTGGATCGATGCACTGCCGCTCGCGTCGATTCAGTCGAGTGGCCACGAGATCTTCATGTCCGGCGACATCACCGATCGATGGTTCCAACGTCGGCAGCGCGCGCTGATCTGGGAGAGCCCGACGAAGTGGGAGGCCGTGCCGATCGACACGCTGAACGGAGGCGTGCCATCGCGCATCACCCTCGACCCGACTGAAGCGGCCGTCGTCGGGACATATCGCATCGGGCCGACCCTCGTCGTCCCGCTCATGCCCGGGCGCCTGGCGCCGGATCTCCCGTTAGGCCGGCCGAGTAGTCACTACGCGGAGATCCCGCTCGCATTCACCCTCGAGATGGTGCAGTGAGCCTCACGAGCGTCATCTACCGCGGCCACGATCTGCTCAGCGTGATGCCAAACAATCGCGAGGAGCGCGACCAACGCGCCCTTATGCGCGTCGAGCTGCTCGATAGCCAGACTGGGCAAGTGTCGACGCGGCCGGCGTGGGCGGGGCTGCTGGTTGACCACCCGTTCACCTGGACGCTCGACGGCCGCGCGGAGATCGGCGACTTCCTGCAGTGGTGTGCGTTCCGCCGCGGGCGTTATACACCGTGCTGGGTGCCGACCTGGCGCCAGGAGCTCACACTCGCCGAACCCGCCGGATCCGGGGACACCGAGCTCACGATCGTCGACGTCGGGTACACGACGTCGCTCTTCCCGTCGGAAGCGCGGCGTCACCTGGCCATCATCACCGCGACGGCGGGCGTTCGGACCATCACGCCGCGGCGCGTGACCGACGCACTCGAGAACGGCGATGGCACCGAAATGCTGACGCTCGAGGCGGCGTCGGGGATCGCGCTGCCGATCGACACGATGATCGCGTACCTGGTGCTCGCGCGGCTCGATAGCGATGACGTCGAGCTGCTCTGGTACCACTACCAGGCGGCCGAAGCGGTCGTTCGACTCGTGGAGCTCCCGCGCGAGCTCGAGGCGTACGCATGACGGCGATCGCGCTCGAGCGCCGTGGCGCGATGCCGATCGAGTGCTACCGGTTCCAATACGTCGGCACGTCGACGGCGCTCGCACGGTGGACGTCGTCGGACAGCTCGCGCGACATCTCGATTGCTGCCGCCATTCACCCTACGGGCGGCGATATCCTCGAGACGTATCTGCCGGCACCGATCGAGCACGATGATCTCGAGGGCAGCGACGAAGGCGCGGGGACCGGCGTGCGCGTGTCGTTGCCGCAGGACGACGCCGAAACGAACCCGCTCGTCGATCTCTTTCGCTTGAGCGAGCCGCCCTTCCCCGTCGAGATGTGCTTGTACCGCGGCCATCGGGGGAGCGGTCACACGACTCGCCCGTTCTTCGGCGACGTCGCCGGCGCCACGTTCGCAAACGGATTGTGCACGCTGACGGTCGCACCCAAGCAGGCCGCGCTGGCGAGACGAGTCCTGCGACAGCTCATCCAGGCGCCGTGCAACAACGTGCTGTACGACTCGTTCTGTGGTGTGAACAAGGCCTCGTTCGGCGTTGCAGGGACGATCGATGCGATCGCCGCGGACGGTGTAACGCTGACGGTCTCGGAAGCCAGCGCGTTCGCCGACGGCTACTTCGGTGCTGCCGGACTGCTCGAATTCAGCACGCGGATTGGCACGATCGTCGAGCACGTGGGCGACCAGCTCACGCTCCGCCGTGCGGTGCCAGGCCTTATCGTCGGCTCCGCGGTGACGATCTACCCCGGGTGCAAGCGCGATACGACCGATTGCAACGTGAAGTTCAACAACATCGCGAATCACATGGGGTTCCCGTTCGTCCCGTCGATGGATCCGTTCAAGGACGGCGCTCAGGTATGAGGCGTTAGGTGGCCTTCATTGGGATCGTGATCGCGTGGATCGCCACCTACGTCGCGCAGCAACTGCTGCGCGCGGTCACGTTTCGGCCGGAGAATCAGAAGCCGGGCCATATCGAGCCGCCGGCACCGCAGGAAGGCGCGACGATTCCGGCCATCTTCGGAACGGTGAAGCTGGCGCCGAACATCGTTGCGTTGCCTGACGATCCGCCTCGAGAGGTCCCCGTCAAGAAGCGGATCCAGACCTCGATCTTCACGACGCGTAAGCAGACCGTCGCCCATAAGTACCTCGTCACAATGCAGGGCGTGCTGTGCTGGGGCCCGGTCGACGAGCTGGTCGACATCGTCCTCGCCGACAAGTACTCGATGGCCGGCGGCGCCGGCGTGGTGAACTACCGCGAGAACGTTGGGCCCGGCGACATCACGGTCGTCATCAATGCTGCCGGCATCGCGCCGTCCCTGCCGCAGGCGTACGCCGCCGGTGGCACGGCGCTCACGCTCGACGCGCCCTTCCTGTACGGCGGCCGCGATGGCGAGGGCGGCGTCACGGGGACGCTCCGGTTCTACTTCGGCAGCGCGACACAGAATGCGAACGCGTACCTGGTGACGAAGGTCGCGGATCCCTTCCCCGCCTATCGCGGCCTCTGCTACGCGGTATGGGAACATGTTAACTGCGGGCAGAACCCGTATCTCAAGAACTGGCACTTCGTCCTCCGCCGCTGCCCGACGACGTTAGGCACGCTCGCCGGCGACGTCACCCTGTCGCGGATCGGCAACGACGCGAACCCGGCCGAGGTGCTGTACGAGCTGTGGACCGACGCGCGATGGGGCATGGGGCGTCGCGCGAGCGAGCTCGATATCCCGAGCTTCATCGCGGCGCTCGAGACGCTGGCCGACGAAGAGCTCGGGATCAGCGGGTCGCACGGCGAGAGCGGACAGGCCGACGCGAAAGCCGCCGAGATTCGCCGGCACATCGATGCCACGTTCGGCCCGGATCCGGCGACGGGGCTGATGCGCCTCAAGCTTATCCGCGATGACTACGACGTCGCGACCCTGCCCGTGTTCAACACGTCGAACACCTCGCGGGTGAACGTCGCACGGCCGCCGCTCGGGGAGAAGACGACGCAGGTGAAGGTGAACTACACCGACGCCGGCGCGGGCTTCACCACGCGCACGCGGCAGGCGCACAACCCGGCAGTCGAACGCGCGCAGGGCTACGCGATCGGCGCGGTCGCGAACTACCCGCTGCTTACGACGGGCGCGAACGCCGAGCGTGTAGCGGCGCGCGACTGCCGGACGGTCTCGGCAACGCTCGCCGCGGGCTCGATCGTCGCTACGCGCGCGGCCGCACGGCTGGCGCCCGGGGAACCATTCATCATCGATTTCCCGGACGACGGGTTCCCGATGGTCGTGGTGCGTGCGACGCGATCGAAATACGGCTCGATTCATAGCACGGAAGACGTCGAGATCCAGCTGACCGAGGACGTCTTCGCCTCGAGCGGGGGCGTGTTTGTCACCACGCCGCCCGACGTGTGGGAACCGCCACCGCCGACCGCGTTCCCGAACCTGGTCGTCACACCGGTCCTCACGCTGGACGCAACGCAAGGCTGCGTGAAGCTCGTGATCGAAGGGCGCGTCGAGTCGATCGTGAGCATCGAGATGACGCGACAGAAAGGCGGCGAGGCGGCCGAGGCGCCGGTCGCCTTCGACGCCGACGATCCACCGCAGCTCTGCGTCGATCGCGACGATATCGAGACTGGGCGTATCGCGTGGGTGGTTACCTTCACCCAGGCCGACGGAACGGAGGACACTGAGGAAGGCGAGGAAGCAATCCCACCGTTAGGCGCGGATGACGGGAACGCCGACGGGACGCCGGGCAACTGGTCGCACGCGTTCATCACTGAGTACGGCGGGACGGCGGTGCTCGGTGCGCACGGAACGGCCGCCGAAGATCTGCCGTGCGGCCTGTACCGCCGGTTCCTCAAGCCCGGCTCATTCCTACGTGGCCAGGCGACCGTCGTGGTCGCCGGCGCCATCACGGCGTTTCTCGATCTGAAGGTGTCGCTCGACGGCGGCGACACGTGGGAGACCGACTCGGTCGGCATTCGCGTCCCGCTCCGCGACGTGAAGCACGCGGTCGGCTTTGCGATCGAAGTGCCCGAAGATTTCGAGGGCGACGTGTTACTGAAGGCTGTCGTCGAGGGCGGCAACGACGTCGCGGTGCCCGAGCTCCTGAACTTCATCATCGAGTCCACGTCGGCCGAGCCACCGCCAGCAGATGGCGAAGATGAGCCGGTGACACCAGGCGTTCCGACGGATGGCCTCGTCGCCTACTGGGCACTCACCGAAGGCAGCGGATCGTCGGTTGCGTCGAAAGACCCGGCGCCATCGGGCCCGTCGCTCACGCTTGGGTTCACGACGGGCACCGAGTCGGACGCTCGCTTCGACCCGTCGTGGCAGACGGGACCGCGGCGTTTGCGACCGGCTGGGTTCGACCTTGTGTATTCAGCATTCAGCCATCTGGCAAATATCCCGTCGTACGCCGCTGGCTCCGCATGCTTTATGTACGTTGATGTCACCACGTTTGGAGGACTGGCGAAATTCTTTATGGGCATTGGGAACTCGCCATTCACGTATCGAATGGGGGTCGACGGATCGAATAAACTGTTCGCGCAGATTTCCGAAGATTCAGGCGGAGATCCCGTACGTACGGCGACAGGGACGACGACAATATCGAACGGGTCGAAGCATCTCGTCGGATTCATTCACGACGGCACGAACCTAAACGTCTACGTCGACCCCGAGGACGGGCTTCCCGAAGGGACTGTGGCCTGTGCGACGGCGAAGTTCGACGCGACGACGGATCTCATCATTGGCGGTGGCGCGTACCCCCCCGGCGCTGGCCAGCCCGACAACTTCGATCACGGCGACGTGGTGTACGCGTCCGGTGCTGGGGTCGCGAGCTGGACGCCCGATGACATCGCGGGTCTGTTCGCGTGGTTCAAACTCACCTACCCGGCGTTGTCATGAGAGGTCATGTGCTGACGGTGCCGCCTAACGTGCCGACCGGCCAGAGGATGCTCATCGGGTGGGTCCACGACGGCAAGACGATACGGGTGTACGTCAACGGGCGGCTCATAGAGACACACACCGCAGAGGCGACTGAATGACCGGCGTGAAAGGACGCCGCTGGGGCGCCGACGTGTACCTCGACCCCTCGATCGACATCGGCGCGATTCCATACAAGGGCGCGAACGGACGGCTACTGTGGCTCACGCCGGGTGCCGCGGATCAAGTGATCACGTCGAACGGTGTGAGCCCGTCAATTCCATCGTATGAGGATCAAACGGGCGGCGGCGGTGGCGGCAGCGGTGATCTCGTGTTTCTCGAGGAGGCCTCTGGGTCGGCGGTCTCGTCGCTCGTTCTCAATAGCTGGTACGACGCTGCGTTCGACCACTATGTCTACGTGGCGAAAAATATCCAGCCGTCGAGCAATCAGATCATCAGCACAGAAGCATCGACCAATGGTGGGTCGACGTGGCTGACCTCAGCGATTTATCGGTGGGCGTTGGGCTTCGGGTATCCAGGCGGCGACGGAAAGGACAACGGCACAACGGTTGGATTCCCGATGCGGAACACGGCGACGCCGATCGCTTCCACCGAGGGTTACAGTCACCGCTTGGACTTCATGGACCCCGGCAGCACGTCGCTCCGCAAGACCATGTTTGGGCTCGTGCACGTGCCGGCGTCCGACATCGGGATCATCACGTTCCACTTTTCCGGCGTCATCGAAACCACAAGTGCTATCGACGCGATTCGCCTGATCCCGGCGAGCGGGACAATCACTGGAACGATCCGGATGTATGCCTATGCGAGCTAAACTCCCGATCAACCCGGAGTCGCCGGCTAAGACGGCCGAGCGAGAGCTGGTCGCGATCGCAACGGCGCTGCAATCGGGCAAGGCCACCGACGCGGAGCGCGATACGGCGCTCCTCGCGCTCCGCGATCGACTGGCGATTCGACCGTCGCGAACGCCTGACGCTGGCGGGTCACTGGGTAAGCACGTACGGTAAGCACGTACGGTAAGGCAGCACGGCGCCGGATCCGGCGCTGACAACTCGAGTTCCACCGTTCTCACACACGGCCCTTCGCTCTCCGGAGCGCGGGGCTGTTTCACATCCCCTCGCAACACCCGCTGGCAGGAGACCCGTGGAGGATCACGAGGAACAGGAACGCCGACACACGCAGCCGGGACGGCGGACCGCCGACGCGGTCGCGTTCCGCGAATCGGCCACCTACGAGGCGGTCATCGACGAAGTCGCCGATGTCGCCAAGGTACTCAAGACGGTCGGCATCAGCTGGAAGCGCTGGGTGGTGTTCGCCGGCGTCTTCGGCGCCATGGGCGGGGCGGTGATCGGTGCGGTGAACTGGTTAGGCGGTCGATACCAGTCGCCCTACGAGGTCCGGCAAGAGACGGCCGCTCGCATCGCGTCGATCGAGGACCGCGTGGGGAACGTCGAGGAAGCGATGGATCTCATGTCCTACCTGCTCTGCGTCCAAATCCGCCGCACGGATCCGGCGGCCGTGCCACCCAAGTGCAACGAATCCTCGATCCGGAGGCTCGCTCCCAAATGACCGACGAAAGCCGACACCTCATCCGAAAGCTCTTCGCTGCGCTGCTCGTGCTCTTCGGCATGACCATCTTGGCGCTCGACGTTCACACGTCGTTCAAGCGACAGGGACCGCTGCACTATCTGAACATCGGCGTCGCGGTCGGACTCGGGTTCGTCGGCGGCTGGCTCCTGAATCGCCTCGAGGCTGAGTCGGTCGCGGACGCCATCCTGAAGCGTCTCCCGCTCATCTCAACGCTCTGGCCAGGCGGGAAGCGAGCGACCGATCCACCGCCGCAGCCAGGCGTCCCTGCACCGCCGTCAGTCACGAACGTTCAGCCGCCGCACGTGACGGAGCTCGATCTGCCGCCGGCGCCGGCGCCGCGGCCGATCCTCGCGGATCACGATCGAGGCGCCCTCTAA